ATAAAGCCACTCGATATCAAGGCGGAGGCGATACCCGAAACGGGGACGGATCTGGAAACGGCTTAGGGATCGGCAAGGTCGGCGATCCGTCTCCTACGCTCACGAGCGGCGATCGTCATGCGGTGTTTTGTTTTCAGCAAAATACCCGCGACGAGGTTCGGCTAATCGGCGGCGACGGTCAGATCGCGGGGGCGATCATGGCAGAGCCGGGAATGAAGCAGCAGAACTATGTCGTAGCCTTTTCCTCAAAAGACTACGGAGCCGACGCAACGATCGAGCTGTCCCCCACGCTTCGATCGGGCGAGTTTAACAAGAGCTGGGCGAATGGCGGCGCACCTCCCGCGATTGCATTCCCCGCTGAAAAGTCGCCAGTCGTCCGCCGCCTGACCCCGATCGAATGCGAGCGCCTTCAAGGGTTCCCCGACAACTGGACGCAAGTTCAACACAAAGGGAAGCCGATGGCGGACGGGCCACGGTACAAAATGTGCGGCAATTCGATCGCAGTGCCGGTGATCGAATGGATTTTTGATCGGCTCAACCAAGTACACCAACAAATCGAACACCAATGAAGAAAACTTTCTGGATCAACATCAACACCACGCAATGGGGCGGCTTCTACGTCGCGATCCGCCCATCGTTTCGCGTGTGCCTCGGTTATATCGCGATAACGCTCTCATCGTACGACGTGGAGGAGATCCTGTTGGAGCGCTACACCGAGAAACGCCTCGCCGCCGAAGACGCATTTGACGATCGCCGGGTTTAATCCAATGCTTCAATCCGCCACATTTCCGGGAAAGATCATTCCAAAACCCCGCCCACGGGTAACGGAAAACTCGACTTACATGCCTCCGGCCTATACCGAATGGAAGCGTGCCGCAGCTTTCCTGTTCCAAGACTCGTTCACGCCGATCCTTCGATACCCTGTGTCCGTTCATGTCGTCCTAACCGGGAAGCACCGGCTCAGCGGCGATAGCGACAACACCGTGGGGTCGGTTTTGGATGCACTGCAAGACGCGAAGATCCTCGATCAGGATAACTGGAAGCATGTCGTAGACGAACGGGGGACGCTTTTCTATGACAAGAAAAAAGAACCCCGGTTTACTGTTCTCATTGACGATGAACCCGTCCTGCGTCTAAGAGAGCTTCGAGGGGAGATCGAGCCACTGAGCGAACTCTACTACGAGGATCTTTACTACGAGATCAAAGATTATTGCGCCGGAGGTCTTGATTACGATGAAATCAAAGCGACCTTACTTTCCCGCAAAGAACTCACTGAGGCGCTAATAGCTGGTGACGAGACAGTGCAACAGCAGATCAGCGATATCCTCCGAGATGTTGGACTAAGAGCTGCTTCCAGAAAAACGTTGCTTTGCGAGCTAACCGGCAAAAAACCACGATCGCGGCAAACAAAAGAATCTTCCCTCTACTGAGAGAACAATCATGCACCCCTTAACACTTCAGCTCATCGCCAGAGCGCAATTCTGGAGCCGGTTTGCGCGGCAACCAACGATGCTCGAACTAAAAACCTTCTGCCTTCAGTCGCAGATCCCCCAACTCGCATTGCTATCAAACACGATAAGCAATACTGACGACCCGCCCCGATCGAACCAAAACGGTATCAACGAACCGCAGGAACAGGTGACGCTTAGCCTCTAACGGCAATGTTCTAACGAAGTCAGGATCGCTAAACGCAGCAATCAGTTCTTCCGCGAGCTGTGTATCCACCAAGCTATCCGAATCGTAGCTCAAGCACAAAGCGTCGATCTGCCTCCGCAATTCGCGTCTGGCCTGTTCTAGTGCGGGATTTTCGCCCAGCTCGGACAGACCGCGCAGTTGCCGACGCAATTCCTGAAGCGCGATCGGCTCTTGCTGTTCGGCAAGCCCGCTGGTAAGCTCCCGAGTTAACTTTGTTGCGCGATCGTTCAACCCGGCGATCACGACCTCCTCGACAGCATCTAAGCGAATGAGCTTTCGGTTCCCACATAGCTTCATGGCCGCCTCTGGACACTGAAAGTAATAATTCACTTTCTCTCGATAGCTGCCATCGGTCTTTCGCCCGGTACCAGAAACGTTGATCCGCAGGACGTGCCGACACTCCTCGCAGGCGACCAGCCCGGACAGCGAATACACCTTAGTTCCACCCCAACGCTTGTGCCGTCGCAAAAAACCTAAAGTACGCACGATCTCCTGGTACTCCATCTCGGATAACAAGGCAGGCCACCGATCGCGTATCACGATCCACCACGTATCGTGTGGTAATTTTTTCCCATTTTCGTCGCGACGGTAGGCGACATGCCCACGAAGGATGGGGTTGCGGAAATAGGTCGCCAACCCACTCTTGGTTAGTGGCGGCCAGTCATTATTCCGTCGCCCTCGAATACCACGAAACGTCCTGAATCCATACCACTGGGAGAGCAAACGCAACGCTTTTCCCAGCGAGCCGCCCTCAAAGAAAGCGCCAACAACCTCTCTCGCAACCTGCCAGCGAGATCGCCCCTCAAAGAGTTCATCCGATCCGGTCGGGCGATCTGTCAAACGGCAAACCCACGGCCTTAGATCGGCTTTTAGCTGATCATCCACCCGAAAATAGCCGAACGGGGTAGATCCAGAAGCACGACCTTGACTGCGAAGATCTCGGAACCCATCCTTGACGCGCTCTCTCATTCGCTGAACTTCTACCCTCGCTAACGCGCCGTGGACAGTCAGCATGAACTCCCCACTTGATGTTCGAGCATCAATATTTTCGTATAGCGAAAGCAGCGCGACACCACAGGCGGCAAGCTCGTCGCTCGCATTGAGCAAGGTAGGGACGTGCCCCGTAAAGCGATCAATCCGAACGACCACAACCTCATCAATTCCACCATTCCTGCAATCACGAAGGAGCTTAAGGAACTCGCCTCGGTTCGGATTGGATCGAGAACCAACCTCGCGGTAGATCTTTTCGCAGCCAGCCACTTCAAGCTGGCGGCATTGCTGGTCTAGCGCATGGCTGTTCTCCTCTTGTTCTCGGGTACTTACTCGTGCGTAACCGACGCGAATCCCCATAGCTTCACCACTTACTTTTGACTAATACTACCCACGAAAACCATTCGTGTGTATACCTATCCTTGGATAAGTCAACACACGATACGTTCAGGCAACAAGATGAAAAACTCCCGTTTCAAGGCGAGAATCGCCCAGTCCACGATCGATCAAGTCAAGGAACGTGCTGACATCCACGAAATTGTCTCAGAATATGTCGTGCTAAAGAAGGCAGGGCGAAGCTTTGTTGGTCTTTGCCCGTTTCATGAAGAGAAGTCCCCCAGCTTTTCCGTTAGCCCTGACAAACAGATGTACTACTGTTTCGGCTGCGGTAAGGGCGGCAACGCGATTGGCTTTCTTCGAGAGCTAGGTCGCAGCTCGTTCGTCGAGACAATCACCGGCCTTGCCGATCGTTACGGCATCCCGATTGAGACAGAAGACCCGGAAGATCAAGCCCGGTACAGCCGAGAGCGATCGCGTCGCCAGCAAATGTTAAGCGCAATGTCAGACTCGGTGGCTTACTTTCAGTCGTGCCTTAACCGACCGGAGGGGAATGACGCCCGATCGTACCTTGCTGGTCGGGGGATCACCGCCGATATCGTCGCACGGCACCAAATCGGATTTGCACCAAGCAGTTGGGATGGGTTGCTGACCTACCTACAGCGACGCGGCCATGATGCCGAAATCATCGATGCCGCCGGGTTGACCACGATCAACGAAAACAAACGTCGATACGATCGGTTTCGCAACCGCGTCATCGTTCCGATCCGAGACGAAAATGGTCGGGTGATCGCCTTTGGTGCGCGATCACTTGGCGACGAGAAGCCAAAGTACCTGAACTCACCAGAAACCGACCTGTTCGATAAAAGCCGAACATTGTACGGCCTGGATCGAGCCAAGGATGCGATTAGCGCCGATGGTGCCGCGATCGTCGTCGAGGGCTACTTCGACGTGATCGCGCTACACGAAGCCGGTATATCTTCCGCTGTCGCGGTACTCGGCACGGCGATGTCGGAAGCCAATATCAAGAAACTGCTACGGTTTGGCGAACGTATCGTCGCAAACTTCGATTCCGATAGCGCCGGAGAGAAAGCCGCAAACCGAACAATTGAGCTGGTATCGAACAAGCTATCCAGTTCTAGTGAAATTGACCTGAGAATACTTCAGTTGCCCGCCGGGTTCGACGCCGACGAGTTTGTTCGTGCGTACGGTACAGATTCGATGCAATCGGCGATCACGGCAGCGCCGCTGTGGCGAGAATGGCGGATTGATCGTGTTGCGATCAAGTACAACTTTGCGGATAGCGGTGACTACCAAAAATGCTGGCAACAGATGCGAGCCCTACTGCTCCCAGTGCAAGACAAGGTTGTGCGGGCTCAGATCGCTCAGCGATGCGCGATCTGGCTTGCCAATGGCGACAACACAAAACTGCCATCAATCCAGGCCGCGATCGAGCGCGAGATGCTGACAGGACGCAGAACCGTCAGTATCAGCAAAGAATCTTCTCAGAAAACATCACCACAAGCAGAGCCCGAGGTGATACTATTCCGCTTATTCCTGCATCGTCCCGACCTAAGACCGCTAATTCAGCGAACGATCGGCTACCTTCATGGCCTGAAGCTAACGAAGCAGCCGATGTTTACCGAATCGGGGCTGGCAGGGGCGTGGCAGCTTGTTCGCGACAGCGCTGACCCGATCTCCGACCTAATCAACAGCACCGAGATTGTCTCGCCATCAATGCTAAATACATTGATGGACATGTCCGAGCTTATAGCGCACCAGATCGAGAATGGTAAAGAGCTTGTCTCCGCAACTGTTGCCACAATCGAACAACAACGACGGCACGATCGGGTGCAGCGCACCACCGAAAAGATGCAAAATATCGGGTTTAGTAACCCGGAGCTATCGGAATGCCTGCGACGCGAAATTCAAGCCGATCGTATGGCAATCCAGCAATTGCAGCTACGCCGACAAACCTTTACTCACACCAAATCATGACAAAGAAAAAAGACTCGAAGTCCCGCAAGCTTCAGCGATGTAGCCATTGTGGTTATATCGGCGAGGCGTCGTACTTTATCGCCGGAGACCCCGCCGATCCTATCTTGATCTGCCCCGACTGTCGCTCTGCCGAGATCGTGGATTGGGGTGGCAAGCAGGACATAGCAGTTCCAATCGACCTCTTGTTTTTGCTGCTAGGCGTCACAGAGAAGTGCCTCGAGTACGACAACAAGGTGGAGCGAAAAACCGGTCAGATGGCAGCCGGATGGAGTTCGCATCATGTCCTGAAAAAGCTCTACAACTTCATGCATTCAGAGAGCCTAATACGATTCCAGGAAGAGGGGGAAGAGTAATGAGCGAGCTACTGCAACGACTCCTCGATTTGTTCCAGGGGTATGGCCTTGACCTAGCCTACGAATCAAAAGCGATCGCGGAACAGTCAAAAACCCTCGAAAAAATACTGAAGCGAGCGCAACTACGGGCGAAAAGAGACCAAGACCTTGGTGAGCTTGCTCAGCTTCAGTTGATCGCTGGTCGCGCCGTCCTGGCAAAGCGGAGCAAAGACCTGATCGAACTGCGGCGACTGACCTTGGAGCTGACGCTAAAGCTGGAGGTGGATCAATGACTCACCAGAAAAGCGTTGAGCTTTCCCCTCAGATCACGACCATAATCGCAGCTCAAATCAAGGACTACGACACGACCTCGTTTGCCTCCGGTATGCGATTCATGGCCGAGGTCATGAGCCAGATGGCGGGGGAGCCCAAAGAGACCGTCCAGGAGGTCGCGTCAACGTTCCTTCAGTGTTTGCAGATCGTCGAAATTGAGCGATCGATTACCGACGAAGATCAAAGGTCTAGCTCGATTTCGTGAGCTGGCATGGGGCGAGAAAAATAGTAGCCCTGAGCGGTATCGAAACCAAGATGACGGCATAGATCGGCCTGCTCTTTGGTTTCGACGCCCTCCGCTAAGGTCGAAATGTCCAGGCGATCGCACAGCGCGATCAGCCCACAACAAACATCAACCCGCCGCTCATCCATGTTTGAGGTAGGAAGAAGTGTTCGATCAAACTTGATTTCATGCCACGGGATAGCAGAAGCGATCCGTGCAACACCAGAATCGCCGGTACCAAAGTCGTCGAGTTTCAGGAAGATTCGGCATTCCGCTAGGGACGTTAGTACCGACTCGAAATGCGATAAATCCGATTGCACCGCCCGCTCCGTAATCTCTAAAGCGATCGAACTAGGCGAGATACCCACGTTGTCGCACAAGGTAAGCAACCGATCGCGAAACCCCTTGCGTTCTAAGTCCCACGGGGAAAGGTTTACAGCAATCTCAAAGCGCTCTCCCCAGGCTTTCGATTGAAGGATGGCTCGCTTCAGTACCCATTCAGAGATTTCGTAAATCTCGCCAGAAGCTTCTGCTAGCGGGATGAAGACACCCGGCGGCACCGCCCCTAATGTTGGTGAATTCCAGCGCAGCAACGCTTCAACGCCAACCGGTTTCTTCGTTAAAAGCGACACGACCGGTTGATAAAACAGCTCAAACTCCTCGCAAGTTGCGACCGCGCGGCGTAGGTCGATCGAGATCCGCTGCTTTTCTCGGTTTACCTCGACTAGTTCTTCCGACCAAAGGCTGCAAGCATTATGCCCACGAGCTGAATGCTTGGCGACGTACATGGCACGATCGGCTGCGGCAAGCTGTGATTCGAGATCGCCCGCGCTATGGTTGGCGACGCCCGCTGAAGCTGAAATCCGCACTTCATGGCGATCAATCCAGAACGGCTCTTCCAAGACCGAGACGATCGATTCCGCTCGTGCAAGCTGTAGTTCGGGCTTTTCTGGTGACTGGATCAGGATTATGAACTCATCCCCCGCTGGGCGGAAGAGGTGTTCGTGCGGGGAAAGCCGGGATTGCAGCCGTGCTGCGACGGATCGTAGTAACTCGTCACCCGCGTTGTGCCCGATACCATCATTGATTGACTTAAAACGGTTTAGGTCGATCGCGATCGTCCCGACCGGAGGTTCACCGTACCGAACCAAGGCTTTCAGTTTTGCTCGACTACCGGCCCCGGTTAGGGCGTCCGTCTCGATTTCGGCCTTAAGCAAATCTCGTGCCGCAGCGATCTCCGCTGCTGCTTTATGCTCGATCGTGACATCCACCCAGCACATCAACGCGGTATTCCAGTCAAGCCGCAACAAGGAGAGAACGCACGATCGTTCAATCCCGGTGAAAGTATCACAATAGGAGACCGTCTCACGCAGTATAGGTATCCCGGTATCCAGTACCTCAATGAATCGCTGGATGCGATCTTCCCACCCCGATGGATGTGTCAACTTTAGTGACTGCCCGACCGGATCGAAGCCTAGATCCTCCTTGCCAAACTGCGAACACCGTCGCCACACAAGGTCGGTGCTATTCGCTGATCGGCGTAGCGTCGCAAGCCCGATCGGGGCAGCAGAAAATATCTGAGCAAGGATTTTGTGAGCACAAAAAAGGAAGATCACGATAGTTTGGCGGTAGATGGCTAATAAGGCAGTTCGGTGTTTTCTTCAGGGGCTAGACGGGAACGAATACGAACGATGGTCTCGCGCAATCGCGTAATCTCCGCCGACTTGAACTCCAGCTCGGACTGCAACGAGCTGTTCACCTCTGCCAAGGCTTGGATCGGGATGGGGATTGGTGGTAAGCGGTCTTCACCTTTCGGGGTGGCAGCGATCGCGATTTTTTGGTAGGTGTCGTACATCTTCGTTGCGGCGGTACCAACACCCGCCAGCAAGGATAAACCACTGGCGAGGGATTGCCACGGAATGGAACCGTGGCCGCTGAGCACCAGTGCGACCCCAAGCCCTAGGACAAAAAGCAACCACGCTTGGGACGCTCTCTGAAGGTTGCGCGATCGAGATGTTTGCTCAAATTTATCGCCAAGCTTCAGTCGCGAGATGATGGCGTGAAGTTCGTTTACTTCGCAGCAAAACAACGCGCAGGTCAAGCCCCATTTAACCCCAGTGATACTCCCTTGAAATGCAAATGCCGCCGCAAACGCACCGTAAGCTGTTCCGGAAACCATCAGGAATGCCGACCAAATCTCGGGGTGTTCCTGCTGCTGCCAGCGCAACAAAAAAGCAACGATCGCCCAGATAAAGCAGGCCAGACCAAACAAATCCTGGTTCGCCCAAAAATAACCAAACCGATCCCAGTCTTCGGGATCTTGGAAGAACGCAGCGCCAGCAAAGATCAAGCACCCCACGCCGATCGGGGTGGACAGTGTCGCAATCTGGCGTGAACTAAGAAACATGAAAATCTCCGCAAGCAAAGGTTGGCAACTGGAGATGCGCCCCGACCAAAGCAGCACCGACCCATTCTCTCAAGCGTCACGATCCACCAACCAAAGCAAGTTGCAATATTGCGCGGTCTTATTTCACCACCGTAACCACATCCAAGAATGGGTCTCCTGTAACGGATATCAAGCGAAACCGCACCCACGACAGCGGCATCAACAAGCCGTAAGAGATTGTGTCACGGGAGTTTGAATCCACGGTGCTAGGACTGAGGACGTATGGTTCGGTTAGCGGGAACCAGGCTGAGCCGTTATGCGAGACCTCGCCGACGACCGTAGCGCTACCACCGGCAATACCGATTGCTGTGATTAGGAACTGAAGCATCGTTGCACCAGCCACGTTGCGTCCCGTCGTAGCTCCTGGTGCGGTTAGCTGTGTCTCCTCAAAAAACTGAACACCAGAAGTAGACCCAGCGATCGTCACCGGGAACGGGTTCGCTGCTGAGACGAGATCAGTCCCCAGCCGGATAGACCGGTGTGGCGCAAGTGGATCGCCAGTCGAGCCATCACCTTCGCTAGCGAAATGAATGTTTAAGCCCGTGACTGACGATACAACCGGAAAGCTAGCCATAGCGAAAAACAAAAACGACAACCCTATGGTTGCCGTTCCCTGCCGGGGTTACCGTTATCAAGTTGCAAGGTTGCGTCAAGATTGTTTGATCTGGTCTAGCTCCTGCTTCATGGCTTCCATTTGCGCCAAAAGCTCTGCTACCTGCTGTTTTGCTGCCTGAGCTTCCTTCTCGGCTTCAGCGAGCTGGTGCTTCTGAGACAGCACAGGGTCTTCCGCGATCGCGATACCGATCGCTTTCTGACTGAGCCAGACCGCCGGATCGCAATCCGCTCGCTCGGCACACTTGTAGAAAAACACCGCTAGCTCGGCATCTGTCGTTTCTTTTGACAGGTTTTTCGGTAAGTTCAAGCCAGCCATAGGTAAATCATGCAAGGAGACAACAGGGTGCGGAAGTCCGGCAAGATAATCGGCGGCCAACAACAACAAGGCGCATCCTTCACGTACCGCTCTTGTTGATTCCGATCCGCCACACTCTTCGACGATCGCGTTAAGCGCCTGACGAATCAGGGGCATCCCATCAGCGGGCACCACTAACAGTAATCGTTCAAAGCCGTGATCAATGACGGTCACTCGGGCACCCGCGTGGGACGATTTCTATTATCGCGCCGAAAGACCATTCCGATCTAAACAAGAGTATTCCTGCGACTAAAATTTAAAAGGTTGCATAGGGATCTGCACCTATCAAACAAAAACACTCACTCAATAAACCCTAAAACATGCCCTTGCCATGCTCGCTTCTTTCTGGGTTTCCGGGATATCTTACCCCGGTACTGCACGACGGGACACTCACGATCCTAACCGATCCAAAGAGCCTCGAAGATCGACTCAAACTGGGAGCCTTTCTTCTTCGATCGTGGGACGACCTCAGAACTTACGCTCAGCAAGAACAAATCAAAGGGATCGTCATTCAGACATCCGATAGCTACTGCCTTATCAAGGCAGGCTAAACCTCCCCCCCCTGCTCCAAGATCGACGCCCAAGCCTGGTCAGGGTTGCGTCGCGCCACAACGCACAGAATCTGGAACTTGCGATCGGCATCAGTCTCTTGGTTCAAGACAACCTCACCATCGATTTTCTTGATCCAAGATGCTGGCAGCCGATGGGGTTGATCATCTTCCGGGATTAGCCCCGCCAACTCTTCTTCGGTTAAGCCGAACATCGCCTGAAGGCTAGATACCGCACCAGAGGCTTTTAGCTCAGAGACAAAGTCTTCAGGTAAAAAATACACGTCTTCTTTGGTTACTACCGGTTCGACTAGCACTCCCGACTGGATCGCGCTAAGCATTGCTTCCGTGTCCCGCAAGGCCGCTACTTCTCGAGTTGTTGCCTCAGCCAGTAGGAACTGGGCTTCCAGCTTCTGTTCAAGCGGCAACCCTTGAAGGAAAAACTTAATCCGATCGTCCCAAGTCAGGTACGGGGCATGGTGGATCACTAAGCGACCCACCATGTTACGCAGTTCGTTCACCTTACCGATACACTCGACTATTCGTTCCGGTGAAATGTCCGACATCTTATGAACGACAGGCAATTCCATTTCTCGTCGGTACGCCATACACCGATCTAATACTGATTCGTCTGGGCGTGGTATTGAGACTGGCCCCGTTTCGTACGGCAAGAACGGCTGATAAGAAAGCGACTCAGCGATACCATCAAAAGCACCAGTCGAAAACATCAAGTCTTCCAGTTCTTGGTCTGTTAAACCAAAGATTAGGTTAAGCATTACCCGCGACTGAATCTGGATAGATTCAACCTTTCCTGCTAACCATTTCGATACCGTTTGGCTATTAAGTCCAAATAAGTAAAAATTGCGGCGATCCATTCCCGTCGCAGCGAACATGGCATCGACGAGGCAGGCGAGTACGAACTTTGGCGTAGGAGAAGAAATGCGAAGACATCCGGGGGATTCGCCGTAGATCGTCCGTGTATCCGGCTTCAGGTCTGGCACTGGAAAAATTGCAACCATAAAAAACACCTTTTTGCTGCACTAATACTACATCATTCTAGAGATTCGCAACCGAGAAAACACGGGAGGGAATAGCATTACCGAGAGGCAACCACTCCTTAATGAAAAAACCAAAACAAAAGAGCAAACCAAAAACTATTCCCAAATATTGACATACCAGTATTTTGTCGGTAAACTTATGGACATGTCCACAAAAAAAGCAGAAACAGTCATGACAAAAGAGTCGGATGAGTACGTTTTTTCGGTAAAAGCGCCGCGATTGATGGTAGACCTGGCTTGTCGCTATCTCGGTAGCGGTACAGCGTCAAGCGCCTTTGCTAGCTTGGCTAAAGGCGCGATCGCCAGCGCGTCAAGAGCTGGTGAGCTGCATTGCCCGGAGTCGTCATTTTGGTCTCGAACACCAAGTTCTATGTGCCTTCCTTGGATCGAGAAGGTCGAAGCGGTGCGGGTTGGGGGCAAGAATTCGTGGTCGCTCGTCTCCGCTAATGTCGGCAGCGACGTCCTCGGTCGCTACATCGCGAAGAAAGCCCCAGCGAGCCTGGGAACGAAGTACGTCGGCAATGTCAACCACATCATCTTTGCGGCGATCGATCGGGCGATCACGCTTGAGGTTGAACAAAACATTGAGCAACGAATCTCAAACGCCAAAGAAACAGAGGGTCTGCTTTCGCAGGCGATCGCAGAGCAGCGAGACCAGATGGTGCGGTGTGATGATCCGAAAACTCGCCAAAAAATAGTTCGCTTGATTGAGCGGAACGAAAGAAAGCTTCAAACCGCAGTGCGTCGGGGAGAAGAGTCAGTTTCCGTATGGAGCCTTCTTGGAAAACTCAAGGAACAGCATGACAACCCGGAATACTATTCCGCTACAATCCTGTTATTGATCCTGATGGAGGCGATTTATTATGGCGACAGCAATGTCAATGTCGGGGTTTACAACCCGGAATTACCGGCGATGCTACTGGCCGGTTGGACGGAGCACCAGCAACGCCGACAAGACCTACATCTCCGGGCGATCGCATAAAAAAAGAATCCCGAAGAGTGTGGGGCTCCAAGGGATTCGAGGTCTATTCAATTTATTGATTCGCTCAACACCACTCCCCAAAGCTTTCCAGCAAGAAAGCTGAGCCGAGCTACGAACGAACAAACAAACAAACAAACAAACAAACAAACAAACTAACTGACTAACTAAGCAAATATTAACATGACAGACCTACTTCTGGCAGACCTACCCGTCGGTGCATTCGTCCCTACCGGTATTGAGAAATTCGGATTATCACCATTCGAGTTGCGTATCCTCGGAAAGATCTCCCGTCGGACGAACGGGTGGCGCGGCGTGATGAGTGAGGCGATCGCCAATGTAGCGATCGCGGTTCGGCGTGGCTCGGGTGCGGTTAAGGCCGCGTATCGTCGGCTAATCGAACTCGGTTTGATCGAGAAGACCGGTCGTGGTCGTCATCAGGCCACGGCAATCTCACGGCGCTTGTCGTTTTACGTTTCGGCGAAGCTCGACGATGCCCGCTTGTCCGATAATGCCTTTGCTACGTTCTGCTATCTCGTTCGCCAGTGCGCGAAGAAGCCGCGCCAGATCTCGCGTAAGGAGATCATTCGATTTTGTGATGTCTCCGACGGTACGGTGAAGCGATCGCTACGAGAATTGAGCGATCGCAACATGATTCACATCATCCCCGTGCCGGGTGAGCCGTCGGTGATCGCGATCATCTCGGTTCACTACTGGGATCAAAAATCGACCGATTTTTTGTCCGAATTTGTTGGTGATCGATCGTCGAAATTGGTCGATTTTGGCGATTCGGAGGTCGGATCAAATCCGAAGGGGGGTCGGATCAAATCCGAGGGGGGGGTCGGATCACCACAGACCCATAAAGGAATAGATCTTAAAGGGATAGATCTTAAGGAATATCCCCCCTATATCCCCCCAAGGGGGGAAGAGGAAAGCGATTTTGAATTTCCAAAAGAAGCTTCCCAAACTGTCGAGACTATTCCACCTCGATCAGATCCCCACTTACAGCCTTTACCCGAACACCCTGAAGAGGGCAATCAAGAAATGGATTTAACTAGCTCTAGCCAGCGTCAAGCCAATTTCGGGTTATCACCCGAAATTGATCAAGATCGTCCGGACGAACAGGTCTTCAGCCCCTATGCCTTAGCCAAAATTGAGACCACCCGCCGCCGCGAACGCATGATGTCCAGCGGCGCTCCTACCCGCGCCACGCTTGACCGCGATCGCAAAGCCGCCTTAGCTCAGCACCTGAACGACCTTGACCTTGACCAGCAAGACTTTTTGCACTGGCTTCTAGGCAAGATGAAAACCTGGAAAGTTCAGGAAGGCACCGTGGTCGATCTACGCTTCGCTCGCATGGTCGCCCTGAAGTGGGCAACCCCGCCGCAACGAGGTGAAACCGAAGAACAAAAGCAGGAACGTGCCGACGGCAATGCTCGCCTGATCCAGCACCTAAACGACATGACCTCTGAGCGTGCCGCCGCCGTACGTCGCAAGCGTGAGTACGAAGAGCAACAGCGCCGAACAGAAGAGTTTCTTGCCGCACGCAACATCGTGTGGACGCTGGAGGACATCAACGATATTCGTGGCTACCAAGGACTTCCGCCGCTAACCGAACTCCCTGTTGACGAGGAACCTGCTGAGCCGATCGCACCAGCGCCGACCACTGGCTCGTTCTCCGATTTTTCGCTATCGAATCTCGGCTTCTAAGCCACCTCTCACACCAAATCACACCAAACCATGAGTAATACCCTCGAAGCCACGCGAACCCTGCCTGACGCCCCAGAGATGGAGGAATTGGTTCTAGCAGGTGTGTTCCTAGATCCGCTTTCAATTGAGATTTGCATTGAGCAAGGATTAGACCTGAGCTGCTTCACGATCGATAAGCACCGAAAAGTGTTTGAAGCAATGCTTGGATTGCGCGATGCGAACATGGATATCGCGCCCGTCACGGTGAAGCGCTGGTTAACCGATCGCCGGATGGATGTTGGGGTTGATGATTCCTGGCTGATCTCGCTTGAGTTTGCCTGTCCTAGTGCCACCCAGGTACCCGCTGCTGCGACGACGGTGCGCGAAAAGGCTATCTCACGGCAGCTCATTATCAGCGGCAACAAAATCGCCAATCTCGGTTATGACCAGTCAACGCCGCTGGCAAAACGGAAAGACGCGGCGGAAGCGCTGTTGATGCAAATTGGCGAGGAACGCCAATCCAAGGATATCTACGCCTCTGACATCGCAAACAAGTTCAAATCGGGCTTTTTCGCGGAAATGCAGCAGACCAAGAGCTTTTCTCGAGTCCCCACGCATATTGGCGCACTGGATGCTCAGCTCGTTGGTGGCTTCGGTCGAAAAGAGTTGTCGATTATCTGCGCTCGCCCCAGTATGGGGAAATCGCTGACGGGTTTGGCGCTCTCGAAGAACATCGCCCTCGAGGGTGGTGGTGGCGTACTCTACCTCTCTCTCGAGATGGGCAAAGAGGCTATCTTTCGACGCCTACTTGCCTCGCAAACTGGCATCGATAGCAAGATTCTTCAGCAGCCGTGGTTACTCAAGCATCAGCCCGAAATCATCAAGGGTATTGAGCGGGAGCTAGACCTACTTCGCACTATTCCGATGACGGTCTACGATGACCCGGATCAGTCGATCGCGACGATCCGCTCCCGCAGTCGCCGTGAAGCCGCTCGGTTGCAGCGCGAAGGTCGAAGCTTTGACGCGATCGTCATTGATCACCTTGGCTTGATTTCTGAGATTGCCGAGGCGAACGCATCCGCGAACTCCTCCGCCGTGATCGGTGTTACCGGTGCCGTTACGACGGGGCTGTGCAACCTAGCCAAAGAGTTAAACGTTCCTGTTATCGCCCTAGCGCAGCTAACCCGTGCGGCAGCTCACCGAAACGACAAGCGGCCAACCTTGGTCGATCTTCGGGGTTCAGGACGAATTGAGGAAGATGCGGATGTAGTCCTCGGCCTGCATCGCCCCGAGTATTACGATCAATCCGATCCGAACGTCAAAGGTATCTTGGAGATCGTCGGCTTGAAAGGTCGCGACACGGGTACTTCCACCTCCATTCACGGTATTGACCTCGCGACCGGTCGCCTCGCCCCTTGTCCCGCCAATGACTACCGCTGCTAACCCCGGCGATGTGTTCTGGGTGCAGGCTGCTGCACCCGGAACACGGAAAGCCGTAAGAGTCGTTGAGGTCGTCGGTGATCACATCAAGGCGATCGACTCAACCCCATACGAAGCGCAGCTCTACCCGATTCAATCGAAACGAAAGGTCTGCCCGATTATCGTCCTATCCGATGAGGTCGATTTAGACGATTCTGAAATCGAAGAATACCTGAATTATTTTCGTGACGCGATCAACGACCCAGAACTGATCGGCTTACTCCTGGAAGCGTTTGTGGTTGATCCGCTGTGGCCTACGATCAAAAAGCGTCTTTGGTCAAAATTTTCCCCATCCGAGCAGCTTGCCGTTCGTTCCGCGATCGCCGGTTCTGATTTTTCTATCCCTCCCAAAATCTGATGCTTCTTGTCTTGTCTTGCAACCCCTAATCGCCGATATTATCGCGTCAGGCGAACCCCACGATCTTGCAACCCCGATCGCTATGCATCCGGGGTTGCAAGGCTCATGCCTAAGTTGGAGGGTAAATCCGATTCAGTTCCCGCTCGAACAACCCGATCGCCTCGGCGGTATCGCGAAAAGTGATCGGGTCTAGCGAATTAGCCGCGCACCAGCCGCGAACGAACCACTCGAACGCGGCTCCTACGTCCTCTACGGTGCTTGTTTTTGATGGTTTTGTCATTGTTGATTGCTTAGCGAAGCGCCTCCGGCAAGATAGCGGAGGTGCTTCGTTGTTAGTTGTGGCGGTAGTCGTGATCGTCGGCATTCTCGGGATAGCCGATGTCTGTGGTTAGCCGCTTCAGTCCACCTTGGAATGAAGGGCGAATCTTTGCGTTTTCAAACAAGCGGTTCATCTCCGCAAGTTCACCAACTCGCCCGTGAAACGTTGCGTCAAAGTAGCGATACAGGGACACTCGCACCAAGCCTCGCACGACCTCCAGCGCCTTTGTTTTCTTTGCCTCAAATGCCGCGTACTCGATCTGTCATGTTCAGTACTGAAGTAGTCCGTAGTGGCCGTGCAGTTCATCAGCCGGTAGCCCCGGCTTAGCCGTAGCGATCGCCCGATCGTACGCCCAGCGCAGCAGCTTTTCAGCTTCCGGATCATCGCAGTTCTGGATCGCGGCGCGATAGGCTGCGACGATGTGATCCTTGGTCGCGTATGCGGGTACGCCTAGGAGCTGATGCCCGGTAATCTCGGCATGATCGGTTAGTTTAAAACCGAACTCGATCGCGAACTGATTCGCAACCCAGCCGGGGATGATCCGCTGTTCGCAGGAATGCAGGTAAGCGAGAAATTCGCATTGCGCGGCGGGGCCGGTTTCGCCGCGAAACACCGAGCCACGTAGCCACTGGTAAAGGTAGTTCAGTGTTTCGCCCGGAAACTGATCTAGCAGCTTGTTGATAATCTTGATCCGGTTACCTGGCGAACCGCCATTTCCCCATCGGGTAAAGGCTGACTTCAGTTGCCCTCGGGTTTTGTTTACCGCCGCGAGTAGATCCTCGTCTGGAATATCGCCAAACGGAGCGTCTTCCTCTCCATCTAGATCGAGCTGACTGACGGTGTACTCGTGATCACATTCCGGGTTGGGGCAGAACGCAGAGAACACACTGGTTGGCGTAAAGCACTTCGGGCAGATTTTGTCCGGCGGTGGTGCCGACTTGCGGTTTGATTCCTTGAGTTGTGGCTTACGGTTTGCGACGGTCAGAATTCGGCCAACCCGACTGGTATTACCAACGAGATCTAGGATGATCGCCTCAGTTTTGCCCGTTTCCTTGCAAATACGGGCAGGGCGACCACAACCTTGAACCCAAAGGTTAGGAGACGATGTCGGTCGCAGCCACGCCAGACCGTCAAGCGGCTTCCAATCAAACCCGGTTAAGACCTGCCCGATCGAGAGCATTAGCCACGCATCGCCTCGCTTCCACCGTTTCATCCGGTTGTGCCATTCGACCTCAGCAACTTTGGAATGAAGGATCGTTACGCCGCGATCAGGGTGGAGTCTCTGCCAAACTTGAGCGAACAGATCCGCTTGTTCCGTATCGGTACACAGCGCGGCCATTCGATAGCAGTGTCCGCCATGCTCCTGGATGATGCGAGCGCATTTCTCCAGAAACTCATCCGTCTTTAATATCTTGGCGTCTACCGCGCGAAGGTTGTCAGCGGCGCTTAGCTCAATGCTTGCCAGCTTTTCCGGGTCAAGCCCGTTCTCAGCGCGAACCCGTGGCGGAACGAGAAAACCGGCGTTGATGATTTCCCGCATCGTGCCGAACAGCCGTACCACGGCTTCTTCTGAGATTCTGGTATAAGCCCGCTTTGGGGAGAGCTGCCACGGTGTCGCTGTTGCCCATACCCATTTCGGTTTCGCCCAGTGATCCTCTCGGATCGTAGAGACAAATCCCTCAAAGTATTGCTCGTGTGCCTCGTCCACGATGACCAGATCGGGGGATAGTCGTTCGAGCAAGTATCGGCGAGATCGGATGGTGGGTGCCATTGCGATCACGATCGGCGCATCAACCCGGATCTCGTCTCCATTCCAGATCGATCCGCGTTGAGAGTCCGGCCAACCCAGCGATCGAAGTTCTTCCTCAAACTGGATCGGCAAAGTTGCCAGCGGTAGCAAAATGACGACCTTTTGGCCTTGCAAGGCTCGCCCGATCGCTAAAAGGCATTGAGTTACGGTTTTGCCGACGCCGGTTGCTCCCCACAGCAGGATGTCGTTGTGACGCAGCAGTTTGTCCTCCATCTCCTCCACGGCTTTAACTTGGTGAGGAAATGGGGTCTTGGTTGGTCTATTGACGGTTAGTGGCTGCGAGAGAACAGGCAGGTCAAGCAGCGGAAGGCTTGCGTTCACGGTTGGCTCCCTGTAAACGTTAATATTCTTGGCAATGGTGTAAAAGTGTTGGTGCTTTTACACCATTGTGCCAGCATGAGCAACACAAAACCCAGCTTTTCGCGACTAGCGGAACCTATGACCAGCGACTTACCGTATTTTCGAGAAATTCGACTAGAAGAAAGCCTTCGGATCGAGTCAGACCTGAATCTCTTCTTCAACTTGTCAAACCCCATTGAACAAAAAGAAATCCTTCGGTCAATTCTCACAGATTGGTATCGAAAAAATATCATCACGAAGGCATTTTTTGCTCAAAGAATGGGAATTCCACCCGAAGAATGACAAACAAAAAGCCCCGACGATAATGCCGGGGCTTTTCTCTGAGCCTTAGTCCACAGTCGCGATCGCTTCAAGTATATCAAACAGCAGGCAGTATAGGATCGTAAGCACAGCAATAAAGATAACCGCGACGATTAATATTGCCGACAGAATCGAGCTTGTTACTAAATACTTCCAGCCGGTTTGTTGTTCCCAAAAATAGAACAAACGATCCTTTTGGCCGGTAATCGGGAAGAAACACTTCTCTGCGATGCGTATCCGTAGGTGTCTTACACGATCTTTTGTGATCTTTCTCACGGCTAACCCCCGGCGATTTGAATCGCAAGACCCTTCGCCGCCCAAATCACGAAGCAAAGGAAAGCGACCTGCGCCATTATGCTTAGCCATACCTCATGAAGTGTTTTCTTGAGGGCAGAGAAAATTAGCTCGCAAGTCGCGATAACAAACACCCCTTTGTATCCCCAGAGAATCATTGTGGTGAGAGCCGCAACTACGAGAATGGACGCCCACATTAGATGTTTTTTGATTGAGCTTTCCTGCTGCACCCCCCCTACAGAAAGATCGATCCCAGTAAGAACCAACAGTCGGATTTTGATCCGCTCGATCTCTTCGGACATTTCGCGTTCACCGACAAGGTGTTCCCGAAGTGTAGCTCCATCGTGACAGCCTTTTTCGTATTGAGTTAGGAGGGCAAGGAGGTTGGTGTTGATCTCGTTTGTCGCGCCTTGCATGACGCCAAGCAGATACTCAAAATCAGAGAATTCTTTCATGCCACAGACCTCATAATGGTCAAGGCACATTTTCTTGGCTGCCAGGTAGTCGTCTACCGAAAACTTGAGTATTACTCCGTGCTGAGAGCTTTGATCCACGCCAAGGCGTCGATACTCTTCCACTGTCACGGGGAAAGGGTCTTGCGAGATGTCTGTGTACCAGTAGCAGCAGATTCGGCTTACCTGCTCTGAGATTCCGATCAGGGCTGCGTTGACAATCACGCGAGTAGGTTTTTGTTCGATATAGACGGGTTCTGTAGACATAGGTATTACCTGAGTAGTGAGAATAATGCCCCGAGGACAGCGATCGCCTCGGCGAGAAACGATCGCTGCGGCGGCTGCGGTACAGCGATCGAATATTCGGGATAGGTGAGCTGGTCATGGGCTCGCAGCTCGCGAAAGATCGTTCCGTTTGGTAGATAAAAGTCGGCCACGTAACCCCGGCCAAGGGGGTCGGGATAAAAATTCATTACGCCGCTTCTCCTAGTAGCCATCGAACCAGCTCAACCGCGTCAGGCGAGGAGGTCGCAAACATCGACAAGGCGATCATGGGATGGCTTGCGGACATCGCCTGCTGCGCTTTGGCTGTTTCCCGCAGCTTCTCAACACTCAGATTCTTTGTCGTTACCACCCGAGAGAGCAGAGTAGTCGCCGGGTCGCTCAACCCGAAAGTAGCAAAGGTCGGAGTGGATAGCGCGACCGGCATCGCTAGTGCAGGCTTCGGAGCCATCTGAATTTCGCTGTGTTCAAGGAGGTCGGCTTTTAGGTGATCATCAACCCGAGGCATGTATACGCGAGTGACACGACCTTCCAGTCGGACAAGTGCATCCCCTTTCCCCGAGAGGCGATGGGCTCCACCCCATCCCGTCGTCTGCCCGATCGCTAGTAGCGAGTCGCTTGATGTGGCGACCTGGAAGGAGATTGCAATTGAGGCTTGATCTCGGATTCGCGTGTCCAAAGCGTCGGCTTTTTGCTGTTGAGCGATCGCATCCCAGTGGATACCTGCAAAACGAGCTTGCGACGCGATATCAAACAGTAAGTTCTCAAACCGTCGCCAGCATTTTGTATAGCTAGGTTCCTCTACGGCGCTATCGCCTGTGCCGCGAATCTTCATTTCGACAAAGTCAGGGCGGACCTCGCCGATGATCTCCGGGTTGGATTGAAGGTCAAGGATCGTTGAGATAACCTCGTCCGTTTTCAGTAGGATGAACGGCAAGGCGTTCGCTGGAACCTTCTGGTTGTACTCCTCAATCTTCTTTGCTCGCGCCGTCACGAATAGATTTTGGCGGCGTCTTAGCTCTTTGTGAGTTTTGACGATTAATTTGACAAAGTCGGTACTACTCGTCCCCACAGACTGGATTAGGTTTAGCCCCGCGAGCGGCTCAAAATCAACCCGTTTTGGATCGTGGATATAGATCTCGCAGGTTTGTTTAGTCTGGGTTGAATGCAGCCAGAAGATATCCAGTAGTCCGCTCTCACCCTTGCCGCTATTGGTAATCCCCGACCACCGCACCAGGCAAGAGTAGTCACGACGGTCTACCACCATCGGCTTGCCGTCCTCATCGATGCCGAGGAACATCGTCAAGCCTTTCCCCTTGTACTTCCCGACGAAGTCGTCGTTGATAACCGAGGAAAGCATCGGGAAATTCCATTTTGCTTCCCGCTTGACGAAGATCAGGGAAAGATCGCCGTCTTCATTGAACGTTACCTTGGGTTCACGATCGGTTGAAGCATCTACGATCCGAGTTGTTTTGGCTAAGGCGCGTCGTAATTGCTCTGTCTTTTTTTGATACTGAGTATCTTCGTTGTCCCCAAACCCAAGTTCGAGGTTGACCCGAAGCAAGACAGGTAGATCCATGACTTCAATGCCGGTCGGCATCGGCAGTCCCACCTTCTTGATCGCCTCTAGTACCTGCGCCTCAAGGGTAGTCTTGGGTACGAGCGTTGGCAACTGCATCTGGGTAGAGCCGCTAGCCGGAGTTGTCGTTATACCCGTGATGCCGATCGGCATTGATAGCGTGCTTGCCGGCTTTGCTGGTGTAACCGGCTGTACGATCGCACGTTTGTTCGCGGCGTGCGGGAATAGCGGGGGGCGACCTAGCGACAGGTCAATCTCGCAGCTAACTTCTTCGACGATTCGGTCGGGGTGTTCGTAGATGTACTTCTCCTCGTCCGGGGTAAGGCCCGACGGGACTTTGCTGCAAATCGCATTGAAGGCAGGGCGAAACACCTCAATGTCCTGCGTCGCTATATAAGCATTTGTCGCTTCCCGGATCTTCTGCTCCCAAGGGATTAGCTGACCGGCGATGTAGTTCTGACACTTCTGGAGCGACGCAGCGGACAGACCAGTGGTTTGCATAGATTTAGCCCACACGATCGGTGGGAGATTCGGTACTGAGGAACGGAATATCGAAGCGAACTTGCTTACCCGGATCTAAATCCAGGACGGTGGCGGCTGAGGTGATACTGAATACCAGCAAGAACAGCGCTAGGTCGCTAAGTGTTTGACCTAGCTGGCGATCATTCTTTCCGGTGGCGCGATTTTTGTAGTAAACGCCCAGGCTGGAAAGGACGATCGCGGTTACCAGCGAGCCTTTCAGAGCTTCGGCGACAACCTGGACTTCAAAAGCACCTAGGGGGAGGGGGATGTTGCCTTGCATTGCTGCATAGCCTGCGTCATCACCAAAGATCTGCCCTTTGGGAATCTCTAGCGTCATCGGAACGCCGTCAACTCGCACTAGAATGTCGCGAACAACATGCTCTCCGTAGGCGGAGTATCCAGCGTCAAGGATTGATCGACCTACTCCCGAAACAAACGGGACGCCTAAGATTGGAAAGACAGTACCGATCGCCGCAGCTCGGAGTAACAGTCCCCAGAACGAGCTGGGTAGGCTGATACCGGAAAGGTCGATACTAACCGGTAGGTTCGGCAAGCTCGGGATACTCGGGCGGAATGTTTTAGCAGAACGAGAAGCGGTCGGTGCTGCACCAAAATCCTCATCCAAGGGGAGTTCGGTCTGCGGGCTGCCCATCGGGCGGGTGGTGGTGGAGTGAGGTGCTCGTGAATTGAAAGCCATAGTAGTGAACCTTTGAATTTTTGCTAGCTTGAAACTTGAACTGAGAAACGAGAGCGGGTTGATCGGGTTAGTCGCTTAGAACGGTACCGAGGACAGAGAGGAAGAGGGCGAGGAAGATCGCGATCAAGACATGTCCACCCGTGATGGACATCTTTTCTACTCCGCGACGTTCGTTCATCCGGGTCTGGAGCATCCGATCGATAGATCCGTACAGATCGGTGTAGAGCTTTTCGTCTCCTGCTGGGATAGGTCGGAGCATCGCGCACTCTTCCTCCCGCCCGGTTACGGGGTTGGGGCGGACGTAGTAGGCGATCGGAAGCTCAGCGTCGTATCCCTCAAGCCGCAGTCGAGGATTGTAAGTGCTGCCTGACTGCTGACTCGTATTGGTGGCATTGGTGTTGTTGATGGTGACGCTGGGCTGGCCTTGCAACTGAAGAGCTGCCTCCATCCCGTTCACCTTGCCCATCAGGTAAGCTTCTCGTGCGGTCGGCAAGCTACTTTCCAGTGCTGTCACCCGATCGCCTAGCTGTTTGATGCCTTGGCTGTTCTCTGCGACCCGTTGAGCGATCATGGTGATCGATTTGGTGATCGGTGCGATCGCCCGATCAATGGCTCGCGCATCACGACGATCGGCGGCGGCGAGGTTTCCGAGACTGTCAACGACTTGTTGAAGTTTGTCCAGCGCCTCTTGATTTTGCATCCGGAAGACCTGCTGCGCGGCTTGCTGCAACTTCCGATTGCTTTGGATAATCGCCAAGGGGATCTGGGTGTCCCGTGCGATCGCGGTAAGAACTGCGGTTGGTGTTGGTAGAACTTCCCCGTCAGGGCAAACGATGGACTCCGATGGAGTTACGTCGATGGTGTTGGTGTGAATCATCGGTTTTACCGAATATTGATGAAATCAGGACGAGTATTACGGTGACGCCGATTACGGCTACAGCCGCATAGAGTGCTTGCGAATACTTGCGTTGGTCTTTTTCTCCACTGGTGGCGGCGGCGGGGTGAGTCGTCTCATCCCGTGGATAGGCTGAGTCTGTGGTGCTTCCGCCCCCAGAGCTTGAACTACAATTGCTTGCAAATCCTCCTCTGTTAGTCTCGGGGCGGCATAAGTCAGGATTTGATTGACCAGTCGGCGTGTCGCGTCCACCCAATCCAGTAGCTCCCAGTCCGTCTTCAGGGCTAGGACATCCCGATAGCTCGTCCCCAGCATTTTTTCGATTATTGAGAACGGAACTGGATCGATCGTCATCCGGCGATGGCGAGGCGGAGCCGCTGTGTGTGGATTCTGGTGACGCATGGCGACCTACTTCCCCAAAACCTTACGCAACGACGCTTCAAACTCTTGGGTAGCGACTTCGATGTCAGTAGCGAACTCCTCTGCCGTCGTATCTAAGTTGCTGATCGCATTCGCGAAAAGCGGGTTGCTTGATACGAGTAGTCGGGACTGAATCGTTGCGTCGTCGCCGATACCGTAAGAGAAGACCATCGACGCAGCTTCCCGGAAGTGGGGGAACAGGAACGTCCCACCGAATCCAATGATCGGCGCATCGATCGCACCAAATCTGTCCATATAAGGAGTGACCGCATCCTTCAGTCGATGCACGGAACTCTCGACATACTCTTTCCATAGGCGCGTGACATCTTTCCCAGCGTAGATAACGCGCTGATTGTTGAAGTCATAGTTGTACAGAGCCTCTCGAACCCCCGAGAAGGACTCGGCGCCCATAGAACCACCAGAACCCACTACCGACTCCAGTTCAGACGATCGAGCAAAGTTTTCGATCAGTCGGTTTCCGCTTTGGCCTCGCAGGATTTCGCGACCTTCAAACGGATCGCCCAGTAATTCACCCTGCTTGCCTAGCAGGACTTGCCAGGTGCCGCCACCCAAGTCGAAGGCGAGATACCGGCGATCGCCTAGCAGTTCTTTGTGATCCTGAAAACCGGTCAGAACCCCACCAAGAGACTCCGGGATAAGCATCGGGTGAACCTCGATGCTGCATTGCTCTACAAATGACTCAAGCGAGCCGTGGGAAGCGAGGCGTCGAATGACGTGGCGACCCTTGATCTTTGGGCCAATGTTTTGCCCAATCGCTTTTTTGTGGGCTCCGACCCCGCAAAACACGAGGATGTCGGTGACATCATTCGGGACGACCGAAATTACATTCCCCAGGAGTGTGGGGAGGGCGTAGTTGACTTTGTTGCTCGCGTTCTGTCCCACAAAAACAGCGTCATCGCCATTCGCCCCAAAAGCGGCTTCGCCGGTCAACCAGTAGCGACCGCTCTCTCCTTCCGCATCAGAGGTTACCACCTGAAATGCGGTCGAACCGGGGCGCTGCGAACACGTCACCGAAGTTGACGACTCGTACACGTAGCTCGGAACGATAAACGTTTGAACCGATCCGTTCTGCTGGGAGACAACACGGCTTCCCGTTACTTCCACGACACGAACCTGAGCGCAAACCTTCATGTTTGCGTTTCCGGTATCCGGGGCGATCGCGACGATCGCATACTTCGGGAAGGATTCCGACGCGGCTGTCGGCGCGATCGGTTCCTCCGGTTTTGTTTTTTGTCTTACTGCGGCCACTAACCTGTCTCCTAATTCTTTGCATTTAGCGGCTTAGAAAGGCTTGAAAAAGAGTGAAACTTTTCTGATATACAGGCAGTTGCCTTGCTTGTTTCTTGGGTAGCTCTTTCCTTTTTGCGCCTTTCTAAGTCGCTGAATGCAATATACATGTATTGCACTTGGAATTACTAGCGCAAAAAGATCCAAAAAATAAACGCCGGTTTTTGGTGGTAAAAAGCGACAAAAAAACACCGAGGGGTCTATCTCGGTGTTTTTTCTGTGAGGATAGTATTGTTAGTGCGATTCCTGGTACTTAAGCAGGAACCAGCACGATCTCTGAACCCGATCGCTAGGTGTCCCCGCTCTCTCCTTGCTAATGAGTCGGCGAACATGCGATTCGCTCTTGAATCTCAAGGCTTCGCTTAGTCCCGCGATCGTCCATCCGTAAAGGTAGATCATGTCCTGTAGTGATACCGACTCAAGCGCGTCTACGTCTACAGGATGTACGGGCGGTGGATTTCTGGGGCGACCTCTGCTCATAGCGCCTCGCTTTTGCAATACAAACGCAATACATACTTGCCATTATGTCTCAAAGAAGTATTCCCCGTAAACCCAGTAAGGAGACGACCTCTGTTCGCCTGGATTCGGGTTTGCGAAAGAGAGCGGACGACGCTTCCGTCGTCCTCGGCCTTGGCGGGTTGAACACGTTGATCGTGATCGCCTTGGAAGACTACCTTGATCGCTTTGATGAAGAACAGAGACAGAAGGAGCGGGATGACCTGCTTCGTGAAGCCGTGCCAGCCCTGAAGGCGATCGCGGAAGCTGTCCAAGCTTTGCTGGAACAAGGATCACGATCGCCTGAGCGAGAGTCGTCTAAGGAATAACCTCGGCGTTGGGTAGTGATTTGAACTGCCCGGTCGCGATAAGCGCCTTGTTCGTTCCACGAGTCAGCCATAGGTTCGCGAGGACGGTAATTTCACGCTCGCCGAAGCTCAGTCCAGCGGTTTCCGCTGCTGCCCAGTCGGACGGCAAGATCAAAGCCTTAGCTTCTAGTCGCTGTGCCGTAGACGTCGCCGAATTTGTAATGCCGACACCGCTCGACTTAAAGAACAACGGGTGTGGCCCGCCCATTGATTTATCGAAGAACTCAAGAGTAAGCGTGTCGGCGGTGAGATCGGCGTCGGGGTCGTCGGTGGTCAGAACCAAAGAGATTTGCTGTGCTGAGTTGCGCGGTGCAGGGGAAATGCTAAACATACCGTTGCTGAATAATTTGTGATTGATCGAGCTGCATGGTGAGATATGCGCGATCGCGAATGGTTTATAGGAAATTGTCGCGATCGCAAACGGACGATCGCGAATACTGGTATCAACACATAAAGCCATGTCGGCCTCCATCGTCGTCGTCTTCGATCCAGATCTCGCATTGTGGAAAGAATCGCAGCGCAATCGCGGCGGCGTTTTGCGAGACTGGAATCTTATTACTGGTGGCGCAAGGTTGCGCGTACAAAGCGTCCCCCAATGTCTGCACCGCTAGAATCTTCGTGTCTTCAAATCGAGCAAAGTCAAACCCGACAAGGCCGGGATAGGTTAGGTGAAGCAGTTCTTCAGCGGCGGCAAGCTGCGAATGCGCGATCGTGTCCGGCTCCTGCATTGCCCGGTGTAAGACCTCTAAAGCCTGCTCTTGCTTGACTTGGACGAGCACATCGTAGTGCGTTGCTTGGATATTGCTTTGGTCTGTGCCATTCATGCGCGACTCCGTTTTCGATGACCTGCTCCCGATCTCACAGTTCTCCTCGAACGATAAGTTTGCGGAGAAATATCAGCGTGATCCGACGTTGCTGCCGGAACGCGACATCCTAAATGATCAAGCGGCTATTGAGGAAAAGTATGTGTCCGCCCTGTGGTCGGTCGCTCGACAAAATGGCGAGAATGTCGCAAAAAAGGTTGACCTCGTTTTCTCCGGCAAGAAAAGCGCGATCGATCGCGAAGACGAGCTAAATGAAATCAATTGGTCGATGTCGTCCAATATTGCCAACGTCCTGACCGGCTTGTGGGTCGAGACGTGGCAGCTTGGGTCAATCCACGCAACCCGTGAGCTTGATATCCTCGACGGCAAGCTGGACGGTAAGTTCTCGCGCCGCGATCGCGACCTTGCCGAGTTTCGCGAGCTAACCGACGAAGAACGCTACTTCCTGGCTTACCCTTACCCATCTGACTATGCGTACAGACTAGCGCCAGAAGGGTTGAAGCGTGCGGTGGATATGCGGACGATGAAGTTGGCGAACGACGTTGACTTCAAAACCGCAGAGCGTATCCGAGAGACGGTTCGTTATTTTGTCGAGAACCGGACGAACCCCGATGGAACGATGCCTATCCAGGCTCGTAAGGACTTGGTCGGTCAAATCGGCCTAGCCGTCGGTTCCGGAACACGCCGCAAACCACTCGAAGGAAACTACCCACTCCGATCGCTAGAACAGATCCGAGCGGGCGTAGCAGCGCCGGATATCCCGATCGAGAAACGAGCCGGGGTAACACGATCGGGAGAAGATCCCGGTGATGGACTAAAGAAACGCCTACGAACGATCGCGCGAACCGAGCTAAGCGCCGCGTATAACACCGCACGGCTGAACAAGTATCAAGAATCAGGGCGGGTGAAGTCCGTTATCTGGAACGCCGTTAGTGACGAACGGCTATGCGACTACTGTAAAGCGCGGGTCGGAACGGTGATTCCGATGGAAAGGCTGCTGTCACCAATGGCGGCGGCGATGAGGCCAGATCCACGATCGTTTGACCCACGGCAGTA